CATCAGAAGCAACAGTAAAGCAAAAATCATAAAATACGCCTGCACTTGTACTAGTTGCAGGAAGACTATATGTAAGATTGTTGTCTACTGTAGACATGTTTACCTGGAATAATGTTCCCGATTCGGCAGCAGTAAGTGTTCTTGATGCAGCCGATGCATTAGTAACTGATTCTACTACGCGCTTATTCCCCTTAAACGCTGCACCGTTCCATGCGATCTCCCTCTTTAAATTCTCCATTAAGGCCTCAACTCTCGCGAGGCCGATTCTTTTTGTTCCCATAATTTAAAACCCTCCATTATAATGTCTAAAACATAGGGCAGACTTTGGTCCAAAACCTTAATCTGCACTTATAAGTAGTCGAGTAAAACGAAAGCCCCCGCCAAAAAAGACGGAGGCTTTACATTTATTTTTTACTACGTTGCTTTCTAGCTAGTAGCTCCAGCCTGTCCTAAGAGACCTTGTACGACAACTAGACCGTACATATCGGGACGCACCATCTTCTTGGCGTACCGAGTCATCACACCCTTGCGGGGCACGAAGTCTTCGGGACCAAAGATAGTGGGAGTGGTCTGTAGTGGCACATAAGGTGCGTATACATAACCGCTCTCGAGGAAGGAACTTCCACGACGACCGACGAGGATCAATGAGCGCGGGAAGTATGGGTCCACAAGGACGTCAAACTTCTTGGTCAGCGAACCGACCTTCACAGCGCCGATAGAACCAGTCTCATCATCCGCAGTAACGCTCGCGCGGAAACCAGCGGTAAACTCAAGGATGTTGGCAACCTCAGGTCCGCAGACCACGAAGTTAGCACCACCGCGTAGAGTCTTACGATGGATCTGTGCAGACACATCGTTGACGGTTTCGACTAGAGTCTCATACCACTCGGAAACCGTACCGGTGAAGTCGGGAGCCGCTGAGGACGCTCCGATTTCAGCGCCAGTTTCGCGGTTCACGAAAAGACCCGGAGAACGGGACCAGTAGTAAGTACCAGCGGTAGCACCCTGAACTAGATCTTCGAGGATCTCGCGATCAATCTCGAGAGCAATCTGCTCAGAAAGAATGCTGGTAAGCTCGACTTCGGCGTCAAGGTTGTGATAGGCATTTAGATCCTGTCCCAACTCTGGCGTCCACTTAGCCTTGAGCTTCTTGGTCATGGCGGTCACAGCCACTGAATCAACCTTGATGTCGATTTCAGGGATACGAGGCTCATTTTCCAAGCCCCACGTAGTGGAACCGATAACAGAACCCAAAGCAGTGCTTGTGGTGAACGTGTCGTCGATGGGGAGGTTAAGCACATACGTGTCAGCAACCGAACAGGTTACCTGACCAATAAGTGAGTCACGCGTACCATTATCGAACACAACAGAACCACTCGCTTGACCGACAACTAGAGTCATCTTCCAGTTTGCATTACCGGGAACATCACCAATCGAACCAGAAGAAATTCTGGTGCAACGACGAACAAGCTTCATAACATTAGATCCGTTTTCGCCGAGGGTGCCGAATTGAACAGCGACAAGGTTATTTGTGTTTAGCTGCTCGAAATCGCCATCCGAAGAACCAGTCATCTCAACAACAGCGACGAGCGCTCCTGAAAGATCAGCATCGAACTGACAAAGCTTATCGAGCTTTGCCTGGTTAGCAGTTGTATTTGTACCCTGAACCGTAGATTCAGTACCACCAACAACACCAGAAGCAATAAGAACCCATGCGCCCATTGCAGCAGTTCCGGCTGTGGAACCAGTCGGTGAAGCATAGCCGTTATTTAGAGCATAAGGGCCGGCTTCGGCGTTACTACCTGTGAGAGAGACACCGCCGGTGATCTGGCTACCAATGGCGCCTCCACCGTATAGTGATTCCTCTGTTCCAGTCCAACCCAAACGGGGAAGACCGGCGCCATCCGTGGATGTAGTGAAATCCAGGAAGAAGATGAGACCCGAAGGGAGACTCATCGGCTGAACGCTAACGAGATCGTTGGCGATCAGACCCGCAAAAACGCGACGAACGATGGGAAATGCGACGGCTGCGAAACCCTCAACACTGCCACCAGACATGGTGCTATTCTCACGGAGTAGCTCTTTCGCCTGGTTCTCAAGCAAACGAGCCATACTATGACGGGAACGTTCGTTACCGATACCTTCGAGAAGACCGGTTCTTTCCCACTTATTTAACAATGCGTTACCTTCGGCGCGCATATCACGATTGACGATACCTTCCGTCAACCTTTCTACGATACTAGACATTTTTTAATACCTCCTATAATGTATTTATTTTATTCCTGCTAGTTTTTTCATCCGATCTGTAAAAGGATCAGATGGCTGTGCGGACTCTTTACGAGTCGCGCGAATAACAGAAGATGGACGATTAATTGCTTCGCTCAGTGATTGAGGACCCCGTTTAGAGTGGGTCGGCACTGCGCTTTCAAGCGTTTTATATATTGTCTTTGCTTCTGTTACTGAACCAGCCCTTGAAATAGCTTCGGCAATTTTATTCTTTTGCCGCTCATTTAAGGAGGTATTTCTCAAAACACGGTTCGTGTAAAGCAAGCGAGCGTTGGAGACGTTTACTTCTTGTAAACCTTCCCTTAACTCATAAATTGCTTGCTCATATTGTTTGTTTCGCTCACTGAGTTGTTTATTTTCAAAAACCAACTCTTCTTGAGCTTTCTTCAAAATCTCTAATTCTTCTTGTTCTTTGGTGCCGCGGCGGTGGGCCATTTCTTTTTCCATCTCCCACTTCATATCATATGCGGATCGGCCGGCCCAGCCGGATAGGGTGGCACCCATATCAACTCTAAGTTTTTCCATGATGGCATCAATAAGATCCTCGGGAATATCTAAGTTTTCTTCTAGTGCGGCGTCTTTCATTTGTGTGGCGTCAGCCGATGCCGCGGCTGCTGCTCCAGCAAGCGCGCCGCCGCCGCTCGTTTGGGGCGCGTCTTCTTGCGCGCCAAAAATCTCATCGGAACCCGTCGTAATCGTTTCTTCAAGTTCGTCATCTTCGTCATCTTGTGCCAAGAGAGTAACAAGATCAAGTTCGGTGATATCCACCTCTTCGTCTAAATCCTCTTCAAGCTCTCTGTGGAGTTCGTCTACCGCTTCTTGCAATTCGTCTAAATCAACAGTAACTTTAGTTTCCTCTCCCTCGTCGGGACAAGCGCAAAGTTTCTCGCCATCGGAGGCGCCCAGAGGAACGTCCTGCGCCACATCCCCAACTGGTGGGGCCTCTTCTTCCATGCCCATCGCCATTGGATCGGCCATCGCCATTGGATCGCCCATTGCCATGGGATCTGCCCCAAATTCGTCTTGCTCTAACAAGTTATCCAACGCGGTGCGTACCTCATCAGAATACTTTTCAATAATAGTAGATTCGGCATTTTTTAGTGCAGCATTTCGTAACGCGTTGGCGTCAACAATCGCCTCTTTAAGCAAGGTGGACATAAATTAGCTCCTAATAATATAGTAATTCAAAATAAATAGTGACATCAAAATCTAAAAGACTCAATTTGTGAACCAGACTTGCCAATAATGCCTCAATTATTCCTCGTCATCCAAAGGAATCAAGTTCATTTTATATTTCTTGCCGGTTTTGTTGTTCACAACACACAAATATTCTTCTTCCTCAACGATAGTCCAATCGCCCCTCTCGTTTCTAAGATGCAAGTCGGCGGTGTACACGTTAGCCCAACGTTTTGCAGCCGAACCTAGATCTTTAGTGTTGTCAGAAACAGGCAAAACATTTCCTGCGAAAGTTGAAGCTCCAGAAACATTCAATGTGCTTCCCAGGATAGTGGCGCCCACAACTTGCAAGGTGGAGGATCCTGAAATATCGCCATCAGACGTCCAGCTTGCGCCAGTGAAGCCAACGCCGCCAGATACAGCGCCTGTCACATTAAGTGTGCTTCCGAGAGTAGTGGCGCCCACCGCCTCTAAAGTTGAAGAACCAGAAATAGCGCCATCAGACGTCCAGCTTGCGCCAGTGAAGCCAACGCCGCCAGATACAGCGCCTGTCACATTAAGTGTGCTTCCGAGAGTAGTGGCGCCCACCGCCTCTAAAGTTG